CACCGGCCCAGCGTCGGTGGTGTAGAGCGACGAGGTGTCAGCCGCGTCCAGCCAGAGGGCAAGGCCAGAGATGGAGCGGGGCGTGAAGGTGCTGCCGGGACGCAGGGTGCGGGGGTTCATCGGCATGGGGTCAGTTCCTTCTCTCTTCCACGCCGTGTGCCGCAGCCACCTTCGGCTGCAAGGCGTAGAGCAGTTTCGTCTGCTCGGTGATCGCCTTGCTGATCTCGCGTTGAGTCTCGCCCAACATCGTCTACCCCTTGGCCATGACGGTCATGGCACAGGTGGCCGCACCAGTGATGACTGGGACCACATGGTGGACCGCGAAGCAGGCATCCGGGACGGGGTGAATGCCGACCGTCAGCGCGGTGGCCACAGCCGCGCCATCGGCGTAGATCTGTCGGGGCGTCACGGAAGGATTGACCGTCCCGAACCAGTTGATCTGCGTGGCGCCGTTGGTGTTGGCGATCATCACGCAGGCCCCGCCAAACCGGCCAAACGGGAACATCCCGGAGGTGGTGGCGGCCGAACTGTTGGCCGTGATCACGGTTCCGGGGCTGAAGTGCCTGGCGATTTCGTTCATACTCCTCGTCCTTTCACTCGGTACGCATGCTTCTCAATGACTTTGGCCCGCAGGTCGCTCGCCTTGGCGGACGGGTTCTTTCGCTTCTCTTTGCGAACCTCATCCTGAATGATGGATTCAGCCAACAGTTTGCGCTGCGGCGGGGCCGGGCCGGGGTCGTAGTTCACGCTCCCCGAGACGGTCATCCGGCGGGCCTTGGCCACCTTCAGTACATCGTCGTTGCTGCTGACCCAGGCGGCCGGATCTCGCCAGCCACGGCCGTCTGCGATCCCCGCACAGTAATACTTTCCAGATGGATTGATCCCGGCCTGCTTGGCCTCCCGGATCATGTACTTGGCCTGGCGCTTGGGCAGGCTGTCGAACTGCTGGTTGTTCTGCCGGCCTTCCAAGAACGCCCGCTCCGAGCCCTTGGTTCCCGGGGGGCACTTCAGGGCCACCATTTCCGCCCAGCGTTCCCCGTAGGGCAGGGCGGCCTTGTAAGCGTCGATAGCCTCAGAGCCACGGTCTGTAACTGTTTTGGGGATCATATAAGACTATTGGGCCGGAGGCCCCTCTGGGGGTGCTTGCTGGCCTTCTGGGCCTGGAGGTGGGCCGGGCGGCGGCATTGGAGGCGGAGGCGGCGGTGGCGGGACCAGGAACTCGGAAACGTCCATCTGGTTGACCTTGCCCCAGGTGGCGAGCATGGCGTTGAAGACTTCCGGCTGGCCAGCCTGCATCATGCCCTGGGCCACGGGGCCGATGATCTGCATGAAGTTGTTCAGGTTCTCGGTCTTGGTGGCGATGTTCGGCTTGCGGGCCGAGCCTGCTTCCACGCGGTAAGAATACTCCCGGACGATGTTGTCCGGGGCCTCGTTCTGAACGTGCATGCCCCAGGCTTGCGCAGCCAAAGGACCAAGGAGCGGTTCGACATCCTGCGGGTAGATCAGCCACCGGGCCATGAGGGCCTCTTTGCGGGCGACCTCCGACAGGCGGTCCTCCAACGTGTTTGCGTAATCGTCGGGCCGCACCGAAATCTGCTCGCTCTTCACGGCGGCTTCTGCCGCACTCCTAAAGGCTGACCGGGTCATGCCGTAAATCAGCTCGGTCAACCCTACTCGGCGGTCGAACATCTCCGTGACGGCCTGGATGATGTTGTACATGTCCTGGGTCACCCCAGGCATCTGAAAGACCGAGATCACATCGTTCACCGACCGGCCTACGGCCTCGGAGATTTCAACGATGTTGAACCCGCCTTCGCTCTTCTCCAGGATCTTCGACTTGATGTCCGGGTCCGCAGCCTTGGCCACGCCGATCAGCGTCTGGGACGAGGTGGCAATCCGGGTCGCCAGAAAGGACATCGCCCAGTTGATGAAGCGAAGCTCCCCGATGCCGGGCTTGATCAGGCTCACCGGCCAGGAGTAGCCGGGCTGACGGTGCCAATCCAGGAGCGTGAACGGCCAGCCATTCGGTTCTGCCCAGAAGGGGATCGGCCACTGGCAGGACATGAACATGGACTGCGGGATGCCCGACTCGTCCACCTCCTCCTGCAACATGGCCGGCGGGGCGTTGAGCGGGAAGTCCACGCCCTCGGCAACGACGATGTAGCAGTTCGGCCCAAGAGCGTCGAACTTGCCACGCAAGTCCTGGTCGGCGTCCTTGAGACGGTCCCCGAAGCCTGTCTTGGAGTAGATCTCCCAGTAGCAGATCAGGTCGTTCGTCTTGCCGGTACGCTTCTTGTGTTCGTAGCCCCGTTCCCCCTGCTCGGCCCGGGTGGAATAGGATTCGATGTGTCCCTTCAGATCATCGCGGGACAGGCCGAACTTGGCTGCCACTTCATCGATAGGCTGCACACGCTTCCGGGCCGCCCAGCGGATGTCATCGAACTCGTCGGCGTCCGGATCCCAGACGATGTTGTCGATGGAGTCGTAGAATGACCCGGCCAACTTCACCGCCGAGCCGGGCGGCTGGTACAGCTCATGCCACCACACTCCCGCCCCCTTGATGAACGCCTCATCGACCACCTTGCGAGTGTGCCGCTTGAGGTCTAGTTCATTGGGCGTGTAGTTGAGGTAGTCCTCCAGCAACTTGGCAATCAGCTTCCGCCGTTCGTACAGGAAGCCCTGCTGCTCCACGGCCTGCTGGTAGGCCATCAACATCGGGTCTGGCATCATCACCGGCTGGCCGTCCGGCCCGATGATTGGCTGGCCATTGGGGCCCATCTGCGGGATCGGCGGCTGCGGCTGGACCCCCAGGAGCGCCGGCCCGATGACCGGGTACTCCTTGGGCGTCACCGTCCGCTGCGGGTTCCGGTGGTGGATCACCGAGCCGAAGAGGGTTACAGCCTCAAAGACGCGGTTCACCACCATCCGGAAGGCCGGCGGATCGATGCCCTTGTTGTAGCCCCGCTCGCCACGCGCATGCTCGTTGGCCCACATGGCGTTCGGGTCCGACGAGTAGAAGCCCATGGCCTCCTTGGCGTCGTCCGCGAACACCTTCTTGTGTTTCTCAGCCTGTTTTAAGCACTCCATCCACCGCTTAACGATGGGGCGCAGCGGATTTTCGTCGGGCATGGCGTCTCCTACTGACTAATGCCCTTACTTGGCCTTCTTCGGATCTAGGGCCTCCAGCTTCTTCTCCAGGAGTGAGATCCGCTCGGAAAGCAGGGAAATACGCGGATCCTTGGGGCGATGCTCCCAAAACCCGTACTTCTTCCACTCGGGGAACTCGTTCACCCCCTCGTCGGTCACATGGTGGACCGAGGGCTTGATGGTCACCCCAGACTCCCCAGACATGGCGTACAAGGTCAGGGTGCGGGCCGACGCCTTGCAGACAATCGCCGGCACATGTGGGGAACCTTCATGGGTCTGGAACAGGACGATCTCGCCAACTTCCGCCTTCGGCATCTCGTAACTCATCTCTTAATACTCCCATTGGGGGCAAGGAAAACGCACGGGTCTTCGGACTTCCGCTGTCTCTTCAGTCGATTGGCATGCCACTTCACCCACCAGGGCTCGGGCCCAACCTGGGATGGTGGCCTGTGGTACTTGGGCTCGTAGGCACAAAGGTATTCGGCCGTCTGGCAGGCATGGACCTCACCTCGCGTCTGCGGCTCGTCGGTCACGTACACCTGGCCGTTGACGGTGGTGGTCTTCTTGCGATACCGCTTCAGCTCACGGACAAGGTTCGGGCAGCCACCTTCCAGGATCCTGAACTTCGTCGTCCCGTCCCCGCGGATGTGCATCATCTGACGCACCATGGCCGTGCGGGCCGGGATGTCGTCTGAGCCCGGGAGGAACTGGTGCCCCGTGACGGCGAAGCGGAAGTTCCGCTTCTTCAGTTCTTCGGAGTACAGCTCATGCGGCAGCCGGCCCGAGCCCAGGTCACGCAGGGCGCCGCCGTGCATGTCCATGATCGCGGCGTAGATGTACTGGTTCTGGGCCTTGGCGAAGAACTGCTCACCCCAGATCAGGGCGTTGCAGTTGCGAATATACAGCTCGTCATAAAACAGGATAAACCGCTCATCCGGCGGCACTGCGGCGAACAGCGTGGCCATCACGGCATGGCCCGGGTCAATCGCCACATACCGCGTCCACTCGGCGGGCACCTGCCCGTCTGGAAGTTCCGAGCGGCTCATCATGTGGACCGACGCATTGAACGTCGGGTACATGAGCGTGGAGCCGGTGGTGAACTCCCCCTCGGCTCGCATCTTCAGTTCGTCCTGACCGAGGGCAGCCCACCGCTCTAGGTTCTTCTTTTTCTCCTCCTGGTCGATGTGGTCGTTGTCCAGGAAGCGGAGGACGAACTTCTTGATGATGGGGTTCTCTACGCCCTCTTCCTCGGCCTTGTCGGCGCGCTCGCACAGCCCAAGCAGGGCATCATTCTTGGACCACGGCATGGCGGACCAGACGAAGCGTCCCTTGCGATCCGAGAGGCGGGCCTGCATTTCGCCCACCCACCGCTCGTTGTTGATGTCCTCATCGATGTGGACGAGGTCGGCCTGGAAGCCTTGCGGAGGTTCGCCCTCGGAGGAGAAGCAGTAGATCGTCCAGCCGTTGGTCAGCTCGGCCTTGTTGAGGTAGCCGGCATTCTTCTGCGTCCACGCCATGTCCTTAATCATCCGCGGCGGGATCAAGGGAGGGGCGGGTTTTGACTCGCCTTTCCTGGGCCCATCCTTCGCCGGATTGAAGGCACGCCATGCGCCGGTCACTTCGTCGCGGATGATTCGGAACGCACCGGCTTTGAACAGCATGGGATATACCACCATCCCAATGTGCTGCCAGTTCTTGCCAATGATGACTAAGTTGCCGTTTTCCTTGGGGTACTTGCCGTGCGGGTCTTGGCCGGTGGCAGCCCGCGCGTCTTCGATGAACGTACACGCGCTCTTGCCGGACCTGTTTCCGCCGATCACCAGACGCTCACTGGCGATGCAGGAATGGAACTGCTCTTGCTTCGGCATCGGCACCCACAGACGCAGGGCCTCCAGACGGCGCTCAGTGAGCGCAGCCTGAACGTCCTTCATCTGCGTGAGGGCGTGTTGAGTCAGCCCGCCTATCGGCCCTTCAGCCTTCGGCGGTTGTGGGATCTTCGGATGCTTTCGCACGCTCGTTTATCTGGGAAATCGCCCGATGCGACCACTCGCCGCACCAATCATTCGGCTCCGTTACCGGGTGCGAGTCCCCCTCCGCCAACACGGTCGGCGGGTAGCGGTGACACTGCCCGAGCTGGGTCTTCGGCTGGTAGTTCCACCAGCGGCAGGTTTGGCACACTAACTTCATCGATCACCTCAACCTTCTTCATTGTCATGGCGGCCTCCAAGACCTGGCGTCTCAACTCGGCCTCCAGCTCTTCTTCGCTCATCAGCTCCAAGGGCTTCTTTGATCCGCCCATGGCAGTGTTGTCCTTAACCAGCCGGACAACGGTATCCAGCATCTTGGTGCGAAACGCCCCGCCCACTGGCGAGTCGTAAAATTGTTTCATAAATGCGTTAGCGAACCCGCGGACCCCACCGAAGTATTCCATGAGAACTTCGGTCAGTTCCGACGAGTGCGGGATGTTGGCCCCGCCAAGGCGAGAGGCTTTGATGAAGGAGTCGATGGCCGACTTCTCAATCTTTGCCAGCCGCTTGTTGCGAACCTGCTTCCGCTCGCCCTTCATCTTGTCGTTTCGACAACGACGGCACCGAGCGTGCAGTCCATCCTTTGACCTGTGAAAGTTCTCGGCGGTGGCGGGATACGATGTCCCGCACTGGATGCAGGTCTTATACGTTGACATTCAGCCAGTTCGGTTTGGCGAGTTCGACCAGCTTCACGCCAGGATCGACGTTCGCCTCCCAGCACTGCTTCATTTTGTTACTGATGTCCTTGGCCGCCAGGACTTGCGGCTTGCCGACGCACTTCGGCTTCCAGTGACCAGCCCAGGCGTCCCAGTTGCAGTACACCGGGCTGTAGCCCAGCTTCTGCGCGCCGACCATGGACAGATCGCGTGTCTGCGTAACGTCTTCAGTGGAAGCCTTGGCGGCGCAATACTTGTCCGCCCACTCATAATAAAACCACGGCTTGTCGCTATCGCACCGCGGCTCCGTGAGGTCGAAGCACCGCATGTCGTACATGATCAGACCTGTCGGAAGTGCGGCACACTCCTGGATGCCGGCCATCTTCACGGCTGTGTGGCGGTCGTACATCTCCAGCTGGAAGTCGGGGTTCGGGTTGTCCGATGCCCAGTTGTTCCACCTGAAGACATACACGCACTCCTGCGGAGGCGGCCCACAGTAGGGGGCCCCAATGCAGCACGGGCCCTTGTGGTAGTGGTTGACCAGGAAGTCGAAGCTGCTCTGGATGAACGGCTTTGCATCCGGCTGCCCGGCGTACTTGTCTGGTTTCATGTCGCTGTCCACCATGACCAGAACGTCCACGCCGTACTCGCGGGCCATCAAGACCGCCTGATTGCGGGTCATGGTGATCGGCGTGTCAGACAGGTTCCAGACGCGGACGCCGGATACGCGGTCGTCCTTGGACAACTCCAAGACAGCGGGAATCATCCATTCGCGGATGTCCGGATGCTCGGAGGCTATGCCGCCGTTGCCGCCGTACGAGAACGTAACAATGCCAACCTGGAACTTCTGCTGCATCTGTCACCTCGGGGGTAGGTAGACAAGTTTACACTAACAGGCCGCCGTCACGCAAGCGAGTTACCTGGCGTACTGAATGCTGCCGTCCGGCATCCTATACGCCGTGCCGCCAATGGATCGCTGGCCGTTGGGAGTGGGCGGCCGTTTGTCTACCTTGGTGGCCCCAGCCCACTCCTGCCCCCACCCCGGCTGCTGCGGCTGGTTGTATGGCGTTCCTTGCGCCGGCGGTTGAATCGGCTGGGCCATGCCGGGCTTAAAAGCGCCCTGCTGCGGAATGCCTCCGCCCTGGGGCCGTGGTTGTCCGAACTGCTGACCTTGATTCTGGGCAAACGCTTCGGCCGCTGACCGGTTGCCTTCCACCCGCCGCTTCTCGTACTCGGGCGCCACGGCCGCAGAGTCTGCGCGGAACCTGTCGGCCGCTTCCCCAAGACGAGCCTGCTCCTGCTGCTGGCGGAACCGACGAAGCTCATTCGGATCCACACCAGGGTACTGCTGCATCAAATCCTGAACGTCGGCGTACGGGTCAGCGGGAGGCCGCCCCCAACCGACAGTCGGCGGCCCAGCGTCGGGGCCAAACGATGCCCGATTCGGGGGCGGCCCCTGAGCGCCACCGAACCACCAATTGCTGTAGGCGTTTGCGTACTGCGGGTTCGTACCTGGAGCAAAGCTGGTCATGCGTCCTCTGTCCTTTCAGTGCCTAGTCCATATCCGTACAACATCCGCAGCCGCTCCATGTCCAGATATGGGCTTTCGCCACGCACCTCTGCAATGAGCTGTCGGAGGTACTCAAGGTTCTGGATGGCGGATTCGTTCATTTTCTAGATTCCAGAAAGTGGAAAAGCCTCTGACCCGGTTGCCCAGATCAGAGGCTCCCCCCTAGCCCCAAACAGGGCATGTCTCAATACCGGGTCTGGAGGATCGCCAGGACGTTCGTCCCGGTCGTCGCCCCTGCACTGCAAGCCCGGCCCAGCACGCCGATGCCGTTGTCATTGGCACCAGCGGTCGAACCCGACAGCGGCGACGGGGTCACCCGACCGGCAGTGGAGCTGGTGCTAGCCGCAGCCGTGATGGCCGACAGGCGATTACCAACAGCCACATCCGATCCCGAGAGCGCCACGGCGACCTCAGTCGGACCCGACACCGTCACCCAGAACACATCCTTGTCGGCCACGCCGCCGGCAGGGAGATGTTCGTCCACCACGCCGACCCGCTCCTCGTTCGCCACGTTGGCATAGCCGTCAACGTGCGAGAAGACGGCCAGGCCAGCGGTGCCGACCGCAAACCGGACCAGACGCTTCGGCGCCAACGCAATGCCCGAGGCATTACGCACGGCCACGCAGGTCTTCACCCGATTCGACCGCACCTTGCCGGTGTTCGGGTCAACGTCGGGGAACTGCTTGACCACACCGACCCAATTCTTGCCATCGTCGTTGGAGCTGACGCCCAGCGTCTGACCAAGGGCGAACGGCGGATCAATCAACAGACTCATGTTTCACTTTCTCCTTGGTTTCAGACTACGAGCTTGAAGAAGTTACGCGGGCTCTTGAACTTCAGATTGCCCAGCGTGGACACCACGTAACGATACTGCTGCGTGATCTCGTCGTAGAACGGACCCTCGCTGGTCATCAGCTGACCTTCCATGCAGAGGAGTTCAATGTTGCCCGTCGCCAGACCGTAGCCGGTGTTGGCGGGAACACTCACCTCGCTGCCGACTTCCACGCCGTCGAACTCAAACACATCCGTGAAGCCGTAGCTCCGCAGACCGTTGGTCCGGCTGACGATCACACGCTCCTTGGCGTCCAGCGTGTTGAGGAAGTCGATGAACAGACGCCGGTCCAGAAGCACCATGTCGATCTGGTCTTCCTTCGTATCGTTCCGGCGGGTCTGGTGGATCGCCTCACGCAGAGCCTTGGAGCAGTTGCTTGCCCAGGTCGAAGCACCGAAGTACGAGCTGTCGGCGTTCACAATCACCGGGCTGAAGAAGTCGAACTCCGGATCGACCTCACCGTCAGGCCAGGTGGAGGTCGCATCGCCCGAGCCACCGTACGCACCCAGGACGGTCGAAAGACCGGCGTAGGTGTCGTTCGGGTAGAAGAAGCGATCCGCCGCGTTGGCCGAGCGGGCCGTGGCACCAGCAGCACCTTCCTGAATCGTCTGGGTCGCACCCATGAACGATTCGATGCCGTGGAACCGCAGCTCATTGCCAGCAGCGTAGCCGTCCTGCACCCACTCCTTGGCCAGGTACTGCTCCATGGAGGTGAGCAGACGGCTCGCCATCTTGCCTGCGACGTTAACAAGAGCCTGAGCGCTCCTATTCTCTAACATTTCCTTTTTGTAAATAGCATCCGTAACTTGGGCACCCCGGTACTCAAGCTCCAGCTTCTTCCAGAGGTTCTCACGCGCGAACGAGCGAGGCGTTTCGCCGTTGTTACCAGAAGGATTATGGTTCCTATATTGGATCTCCCAGTCGAAGCCCCTCCCGCTCATGTTGGTGCGGATACGGCCCGCACCCTCAAGGGCAGCGAAGAACTTAAACTTCCGCAACGACGCAATCTCTTCCTCACGGAGATGATTGACAATCGTCGTTGCAATGGAACGAGCCCAGTCGGTCGAACTGCTCATCAGATCACTCCATCGTTAACGAGTTGGCCGCGAAGCCTCTCTTCAAAAGACATCCGCTGGCGAGGTGCCCGCGGCTCAGTGGTTCCTGCACTGCGATTGGGGGTTCGGGTAGCACGTTCCCGGAGGAACTGCATGTTGCTCTCAGCCACCGGGTCCGCCGGGGGCGGCTCCGGGGCGGCAGGGTAACCCTGCCCCATTTGCGGCGGCATTTGCATGGGCATCTGCTGCATCTGCTGGTAGCGGATGTTCAGCAGGTCACGCTGGAGCATGCCGGTCGCAAACTTCCAACGAGCGTCCGGCGAACCGATCCCAAGCTCCGCAGCCTGCTGGATGTACGCCTGGATCGCCTGACCCTCACGGGAGACAGACCCATCCTGGTTGTAGAGCCAGTCAGAGTTCTGCCGCTCCAGATCCTGGACATAGTTCGTCGCCTGATACTGGCCGAGGTGCTGTTCGACCAGCTCCTTGGCCTTCTGCATCGCAACGTCTTCGATGAACGGCTTCAGCGTGTTCTCGGGATCCGTAACGAACTTGCGGGCGAAGTTCGCCGTGTAGTCTTGGTACGCACGCAGGGCCTGCTGGGCCTCATACGGGGCGTTGGGGTCGATGACCTCCTTGCCCGTTTGCGAATCCCGAACGATGTAAGACTTGTACGTGTCTTTGATGGCGGGCGGATCCCACCAGCGCGGCTTCTCGGCCGGCTTCGGCTGGGACGCCTCACGCTGGGCGGCTTGCCACTTCTCATACTCCGCCTTGTTGCGGAGGTACTCGTTGGCCTGCGGGATCAGGTTCTGGTACTGGGAGAGAACCCGCTGGCTTTCCAGGTAGCCCTGCTTGGAGCGGTACAGATCCTGGGCAATGGCCAGGTCGTCGGAACCCTGGTATTCGGGGAGATGGCGGAACGCTTCGTAGGGCGTGGAGAAGCCCTGCGACTGCTGTTCAACGGGAGCGGACGCCTCGGGGGCGGGTGCTTCTGCTACCGGCGCGTCGTTAACAATTTCGTCAGCCATAAACCTCTGTGCCTCGGGGGGAAGGGCTACAGAAGGTTTATTGCACTGCGGGGCTGACTTTTGTTACGGGCGGCGTTACGAAACCTCGGTCGTTGCGCACAAGTGCCGAGGTTTTGTCACTCCACCTCAACCGGCGACTCGGTTTCTATCCACACCCTGGCCCCGCATGACAGCGGGTGGTCTGGCTCATACCGTAAGATGCACGGCCCGTTAATTCTTACCGAATGGCCGTACTGGTTGTCTTTGTAGGTCTTGACCGTCAGCACGGGGTTCCGCTCGCCAGTCTTCTGGTTTTTGCGGATGACATGCTGGTTAACGTGGATGATGTGCTTCATTCTTCCATTGTAGCGCCAGCCGCGCCGGCCGCCATGGGAATTGGAGCCATCACACCGTACTTGCGACGAATGCGGATGGAGTCTTCGGTGCCGGGGAACATGACAAAATTACGGGTTCCTTGGCCGGCGGCGCGAGAGTTTCCGTCTAGGTAGCGAATGCCAGGAATGCCCTCCTCCAGCAACGCGCGAGACGCGAAACTTGCGTGATCTCCAGCGAGGTTGGACTCTGGGGCATACGCTTTCAATATGCCATACAAATCACGCCCCTTGTTGCCGGCCGGCTCTTCAATAATCCCCATTGCGTCGTATCGGGCCCCGGGGTCTTGTATGCGACCTATGGCACGCTCGGCGGCTGGTAGCAGTTGTTGCTGTTCGTCTAGAGTGGCGTCCCAATCCAGCAAGGAGCCCTCCGGGCGGGCGATCTCCACTTCGTACATGTGGCCCCTGCGGTTATGCAGGATTTTGTGCATCCTCATCTGCACATCTTGGAGCTGCTGGTTGACTGTTTCTAGTTGCGGCACAATCCGCGCCCTGGCCGTTTCCGGCGGATCCTTGATGCTGCCCCAGCCA